CCGTGCGCAGCATCAGCCGCCGCCTCGCCCGCCTCAAACAGCTCGGCTTCGGTGAGCAGCAGGCGCTACCGCTCGCCGCCCCACAGGGCAGCCGCCTGCGCTTCGCCGACGGGGAGGTGTGACATGACCCCGCAACTCTCGCAGGCCATCAGCCGCGCCCAGACGCTCGCCTACGAACTGCGCTTTATCAACGACGCGGTCACGGGTGCCCTCAACGAAATCGACACCCAATACACTCTCAGCGCCTATACCCCGGTCATCCGCCACTATCTGGCGCAGCTTGCCGCCGCACTGGATGCAGCGGAAATGGAGGCGGAAGCATCCTAACCCGCTGACATCCGCCAACTACGGCGCGGCGTGCGCGCTGCCTAGAATGACCCCTCAATCCTGAGGGGTCTTTTTGTATGAAAAAAGCCGAATTTTTTGAAAACCTCGCCGCGCTGTCGGCGTCGTTGCGTGCCAACATCGAGGCGCACTACGCGGGCTGGGACGACAGCGCCAAGGCGGTAGCGGCGCGGCGCAAGCTGGTCTTCGACCCGCGCGCAGGCTTTGATTACTTCGTGTCGCACTACTTTCCCCATTACACGCGCCATCCGGAAAAATCCGACCTGCACCGCTACCTCTTTGACCGTCTGCCGCGCATCCTCACCAGCCCAAAAAGCGAGCTGGACGCCATCGCCGCGCCGCGTGGTGAGGCCAAATCCACCCTTGTCACCCAGCTTTTTACTTTGTACTGCATCGTTACGGGGCAAAAGCATTACGCGGTGCTGATTATGGAGAGTATTGACCAAGCCTATCCGATGCTCGAAGCCATCAAGGTCGAATTGGAGGCCAATCCACGCCTACGCATTGATTTCCCGGAGGCGGCGGGCAAGGGGCGGGTATGGCAGGCGGGCACGGTAGTCACCGCCAACAACATCAAAATCACCATTGCCGGCAGCGGCAAAAAACTGCGCGGTCTGCGCCACGGCGCACACCGTCCCGACCTGGTCATCCTGGACGACTTGGAGAACGATGAGCAAGTACGCAGCGCCGAGCAGCGCGACAAGCTGCACAGCTGGCTGACCAAGACCGTGCTGCCGCTGGGCGCCGCCGGTGAAAAGCTGGACGTGGTCTATATCGGCACCATCCTGCACTACGACAGTGTGCTGGCGCGCACTCTCAACAACAAGGCGTGGACGACGGCGCGCTTTAAAGCATTGCTCAAACCACCGAGCGACATGGTGCTATGGGACCAATGGGAGAGCCTCTATCTCGGCAGCGGCGAGGCCGCCGCTGATTGTTTTTATTACGAGCACCGCACCGCGATGGACGCTGGCGCGGTGGTGAGCTGGGCGGCGCGGCCCCTCCTTGCCCTGATGAAAATCCGCGCCCGCGACGGGCATGCCACCTTCGACAGTGAATACCAAAACGACCCGGTCAGCGGTGAAGATGCGCCCTTTTCCCATGTCATCCAGTACTGGGGCGAGCTGCCGCGCGATCTCGTCTATTTCGGCGCGGTGGACCCCTCTTTGGGCAGGGCGGGTGCAGCGCGCGACCCGTCCGCCATCCTCGTTGGCGGCTACGAGCGCCAGAGCGGCACGCTCTACGTTGTCGAGGCGCAAATCAAAAAACGCCTGCCCGACCGCATCATCAGCGATGTCATTGCCCTGCATCAGCGCTACCGCTGCCTGGTGTGGTTTGTCGAGGCCGTACAGTTTCAAGAGTTTCTCCGCACCGAGCTGGTGCGCCGCAGCGCGGCGCAGGGCATCCCCGTTCCCGCGCGCGCCGTCAGTCCGCACAGCGACAAGATGCTGAGGATTGAGTCCTTGCAACCGCATATGGCGAACGGTCTGATCAAGCTGCACAGCGAGCAGGCGACGCTCATCAGCCAGCTGCGGCATTTCCCGAAAGCCGACCACGACGACGGCCCCGATGCCCTGCATATGCTGTGGGCGGGGGCAGTAGCCAGTGGCGCGGGGCGGGAAACCCAGGCCATTGACATCCCCGAACCCACCTTGTGAGGCTCCATGCTAAACCTGTTTAAACGGCAGAAAATCGACATTAAAACGCTGATAACCGATACCGGATTGGCGCTAAACCAGTTTGCCGATAACAGCACGGCGGAAACCATGCTGTCGGAACTGGGCATCACCCGTAGCGAGCTGCTCAAGGTCACTGCGCTGGATGACGAGTTTGAATCCTGCCGCGAAGATATCCGCAGTGCCGTACTGGCGCGCGGCTGGCGCATCTGGGGCGATGGCATGGATGAAGACACCATCAACCGCCTCTATAAAATGCTGCGCCCCCTCCTGCCGTCGTTGGCAGAAATCGCCATCAATGCCCGCCTGGGCGGCTATGCCGTCGGCGAATACCTCTATGCCCGTGCGGCCGACGGCCGCTGGCTGGTGGTCAAGGTACTGGATAAACAGGGCGAGCTGGACAGCTACGAACCGCAGCGCGACGGCACCCTGCTTTATCGCGGCAGCGACGAAATGCTGCTCGACCTGGACGTCAAATACCTGCTCTTGGCCAGCCGTACCACCGGCAGCAACCCGAAAGGCGACATGCTCGCCCTGCGCGCCTACCCCGCCGTGCAACTGCGCAAGAAAGGGCTGCCCTACGCCCTGCAATTTATCCGCCGCTACGCGCAGCCCTACGTCATCGGCAAGCGTGCTGGTGTTGGCGCCTCCATGCAGGACTTTGTCGACAAGCTCTATGCTTTTTTGAACGGCGGCGCGATTGCCGTCGGCAACGAAGACGACGTCAGCATCCTCAAAATGGACAGCGACGGTCAGGCGTTTGCCCGCATCGAAAAACTCGCCAACGCGCGCATTCAGAAGCTGCTACTGGGGCGGGTGAAAACCTCGGAACTTGATAGCAGCTCGCGTGCCGCGCAGGAAACCGATGATGACGCGCGGCAGAACCGCATCAGCGCCTACCTTGAACTGCTGGAAAGTGCCTGCCAACACCTGCTGAACGCGGTGCTCGCGGCTAACGCCCGCTACGGCATTGCCATCCCCGCCCCGCAAGGGGTGTGGTTCGAATTTGAGAAAACGGCAGAAATCAGCATTGAGCGCGCCGAACGCGACGAAAAATACCTCTCCACCGGTCAGGTGCGCTTTACCAAAAAATACTACACCGACATCCTCGGCTACGAAGACGACCACATTGAGCTGGCGGGACAGACGCCCGCCACACCAGCGTCGCTGCACCTGTCGCAGGACGCGGGGAACAGCTACGGTCACACGGCGGGTAGCGACGACCTTGCCCACGACAGACGCATCCTGGCACCGAAAATAAACGCCATCCTGAGCGTGCTCGAACAGGCTGATGACTACGCGGCCTTTGAAAAAGCACTGGCGGGGCTGATACTGCCCGACGGTGGTATGGTGGATGACCTCGCCCGCAAAATGCAGGCCGCCCGCGTCGCAGGAGAAAATGGAGCGCCAACATGGCCGGCGTAACCCCCCATCCCACCCGCCTGCCGAACCGCGAAGCGCAGTCGCATTTTGACCGCAAGGTGCTGCACCCTACCTTCGCCTGGCAGGACAGCACCGCCGAAGAACATGCCATCGCCTTTACCGTGGCAAAAATGATGGACGAAGACATGCTGGCCGAAACCCAAAAAGCCTTGCAGGACGCGCTCGCCCAGGGTACCGACTTCGCCACCTTCAAGGCGCGGCTGAAGCCCTACCTGATGGCGCGCGGCTGGTGGGGCAAGCAGCTGATGGGTGATCCGCAAGACGGCGAAATCAAACTGGTGCAGCTGGGCTCGACCCGCCGCCTGCGCACTATCTACCATACCAACCTGCACAGCGCCTACGCTGCCGGGCAATGGGCACGCATTGAGCGCAACAAAAAAGCCTTTCCCTACCTCAAATACATCCCCTCGGACGCCGCCTTCCCGCGCGAAGAGCACCGCCGCTTTTACGGCATGATCCTGCCGGTGGATGACCCTTTCTGGCAGACACATATGCCGCCCAACGGCTGGGGCTGCCGCTGCAACGTGCGCGCCCTGACCAGGGCGCAGGCGGAAAAAGAAGGCATCTCCCCCTCGCCGCAACTCGAAGACGTCGAACACATCAACACCCGCACCGGCGAAGTCGAACACTACCCGGAGGGCGTCGACCCGTCCTTTGCCCACAACCCCGGTGACCGTCTCGGTGCGCTCTTGCAACTGGCAGAAGAAAAACACGGCGCACCGTTTGCGGAAAAACTGCTGGAAGAACTCGCCGGACTGCATATGCAGCGGGCTGTGGCGCTGCCGTTGGAAACCGCCAGCCGCATCGTCAGCCGCGCCATGGCAAACGAAAGTTTCCGCGAGCTGGTCAAGGCACCATTCAACCGCCTGCTGGATACCCTGATCGCGGGTGGGCATGCGCCACGCACCCTGCTCAACATCGGCGTTATCCCGCCGGACATCCTGCAAGCCATGCGGCGCGAGAACCTGCCCCTGCCGCAAACCTCCGTCATCGCCGTTACCGAAGAGCGCCTGAAACACGCGGCGGGGGACAAAGGCGGCAAAAAAGCGGGCAAGAAAGCGCTCGGTTACGAAGACCTGCGCACCCTGCCCGACATCCTGCGCGAGCCGTATGCCGTCTATGCCGCTCCGGCAGACGGCAAGGGGAAAGACGCCTTGGTGTTCGTTTACCGGGGCGCGGAAGACGCGGAAAAATACATCGTGACCATTGATTACAAAGCGCAGGCATTGCGCCCCGGGGCGCAGAACAGCAAAGATTGGGAAACGGTCGTTGCCAACGTGTTCAACACGGCGGCCAAATCAGGACGGCATCAATGGACGGAATTTGGGAAATTGCGACCGCTGTACGAAGCAGAAAAAGCGTGGTGGCGGTAAAAAAGCCGCAGCGCCTAGCCGATTCGAACGGCATCAAATTGCATATCGCGCGGATAGTGGCAACCACCTTTACCAGCAGGAACTCGGCGCTGCGGATTAGGGGAAACCTAGCGCGGTGCATCAAGAAAGTCAAGCCTCCTTGCTTGCGCCGCTTATTTGTGCATAATGAAGGGCGAGGCGTCGAAAACCTCGTAACTAGCGGTCTCCCGCATCCGACATTGTGGTTTTTTTATGCCCGCACGGGCGACCCCGCTATGCCGGGGGGGCAGAGAATACAATACCCGCAAGGGGAATCATCTCGGCTGACTAGTTACAGCTTTCGAACGCCCCGGCACCCTATCAATAGGGATTCTTCGAAAAAATTAACTAGGAGTCAGTCATGACCAACTACAAAGAACCGCTGGTTCGCCTCTCCGGTAACCGCCTGATTACCACCTCGCTTGCTGTTTCGCAGCACTTCGGCAAAAAACATCAGCATGTCTTGGAAGCTATCCGCAATCTTGATTGCTCACAAGATTTCAATGCGTCGAATTTTCGACCCATTACCTACACCGACGGGCGCGGCAGACAGAAACCCGCTGACGAAATCACCCGCGACGGTTTTTCTCCCCCCTTGCTTGCGTCGCTTATTTGTGCATAATGCGCGGCGAGGCGTAAGAACCTCTACAAAAGGCGGAAAGCTGCCCCCGACAGACTGGCGGTTTTTTTGTACCTGCGCGCAAGCGCCTGATTATGTCGGGAGGGCGGAGAATACAAGACCCCGTAAGGGGAAATTATCCCGGCCGTCCTTTTGCGGTTTCTTAACCTCCCGACGCCCTATGAGGAGAATCCAAATTTGGACTCTCCTCAACGGCTGAAAACGTAAGAAATTTTCAAAAGGAGTCAATCATGACCAGCTACAAAGAACCCCTGGTTCGCCTCTCCGGTAACCGCCTGATTACCACCTCGCTTGCCGTCTCGCATCATTTTGGGAAAAAACACGCACATGTTTTGCGTGACATACAATCACTTGATTGCTCGGCGGAATTTAGAGAATCGAATTTTCGACTCTCCTCGTACACCACCGGGCAGGGCAAATCACAGCCGATGTACGAAATCACCCGCGACGGTTTTTCCTTCCTGTGCATGGGCTTCACCGGCGCAGTCGCGGCAGCGTGGAAGGAAAAATACATCGCCGCCTTTAACGCCCTGGAAGCGCGGCAGCAACCGCCCGCCGACCGCCTCGAAGCGCATATGGCGCGCCTTGCCGAGGGGATGAACGTGCTGCTGACGCAGAACCAGATGGTGCACAAGTACATCGCCCTGCTGGAAATGAACCAGAAGGGCAAGCGCCGCATCACCCGCGAGGACGAGGCGGTCATCCGCGAGCTGCGCGCGGAGGGGATGACCCAGGCGGACATCGCCCGCCTGCTGCGCATCAGCCCCGCCTCGGGCCACCC